AGATCGCTACACGGGGATCTCTGACCATTAGATATTTCTCTCCGTCATATACTGGGTGACTTTGACAAAATTCAATGTCTTCTAATATATATACAGGGTCTTCAACAGTCATGGAAAAACCATGTTGCATGAAGAAATGGTACAGATCCTCTTGGTAGAGATTAAGATCTTTGCGCTCTAAGAACACGACACAGTCATCGCCATCATTGGCCAGCTTGATATCTACTCCAATTAATTTAGAATAGACATACACAAGACTAGACATAATCAAGCAATTTCCTAATGCAGTGTTGGTGTCACCAGACATCCGACAGCCATCAACAGTGTATTTTGCTACACCTTCCTCGCACCTGGCGAATCCAACATTGTCAAGTTGCCATGAAAGCAACCTAGCAAAAGTATGGTCTCCGGGATAAAAGAGTTTGTAAATGGAGTGTTCCCACTCCAGGGCAGCTCTTGACACATGCTGATCAAATCTCTTGGCATCCAGTCCAATGGCGACTGGATCATTGAAAGATGACCAATGTGATAGCATGACGGCACCACGATCCTCTGCATTGAGGCCCTTAAATATGGTGGTTGATCCAAACATGTTATTAATGTGTTTGTAAATTTTCTTCTCTATAGGCTTTACGAACCTACCGCTCTCAACAATATATCTAGGATCACGTGGTTGAATGATTCTAGGTGCGGGATTTTTCTTAACAGTGAAGTTGTACTTCTCTGCCTTGATAAAAGCTCCTATGAACGAATCCTTCCTTGTAATTGGTTTCAGTAACAGTGATGTGCAAGCCTTTTCGTATATAGTCCTTCTACGACCCGCATAAGTCCCTGCGAATTGCTCCGCAGTCAATGGGGTGGTATATTGAACATGTTTACGAAAGTACTTAGTCACATCTTCCATTGCTGTTGCAAAGAAGGCAGGATCTGGTTTGTGAGGAGACACAAATCCAGATCCATAATCGACATAGTAAATGCGCTCTTTAATCGCGCGTTCTATCGCTGATAGTGAATTGTTATATACTGCATAATTGTGACCTGGTGCGAGACCACACAAGGCATAAGTTTTCCGCAGTTTAACCGGCTTCCCTAATTTTTTTTGTTACCACCAAGCGGGGGTCGTCGGGAATGTCGGATGGCCGACAATCGACCCCTGGTAACTTAATCAGGGTGGCCTAACAGCCTGGCGGTTGGGCCCTAGATCTTTTGGATCCAAGACCGCCCCACCATGATGATGCTGTCCGAGTGTGGTAAAGCCGTGTACCATCCTCGTAGGCATCTAAGAAGGAGGTTGTTTGTGCCATCCTTCTCGCATCGATTTCGTCGTTCGTGGGCGTAATCACGAACTCAAGCGCCACCGCTAGTATGGACGCTTGGTGACTTGGTCGCACTCCATCTTTCTCCATGGTTTTCACCATAAAGTGGTGTGCAACTAGTCGGTTTGCTGCTGTGTGTTTCGCAACACCAGGTATTGCTAACTTGCAGCGGGTGGCCAATAAAGAGGCGTATCGATTCCGCACTCTCCCCAGTAGTTTGTGTGATCTGGTCTGCACAACCAAATCGAGGACTACCGATTCCTCTTGTACATAGTCATTCCAAGATTCTAAAGCTTTCTTGGCGCGGCCTTCATCAGTGTAAGACA